CGGTCTCGTCCGTACCATGTCTGGTACGGTTTTGCTGTCTTCAGTCTTTGAAGTGACTTATCTAAATTAGCTGTGGATACATAGCTAATTGACGAATATTCTCTTCAAACTTATCTACTATTACAGAGGAATGCAGATATAATAGATCCATCTTTCTGCCGAAGTAGAAAGAACGATCAGAGATAGGTATTTTGAGATTCTTTAATAAAGGATCCCAATCACCACCTCTTATCGTATCTATTATATAAGCCTCCCTTTGTGATCTTAGATAATCCTCTGAAACAACTCCCCATACATGTGTGTGAGGAAGAGATTCAGGGAGGCTGACAGCGTCTTCGAATCCCGGTTCAAACATGAAAGAAGTTAGAAACATCGTCATATTCTCGGCATAAACCCCGAGAGTATCAGGATGCTTCTTACTATCCAACAAGTTTGCCGATGAGTCAACGAAGCTAAGCATAATTGATGAAATTAAAACATTTAATGTTTTCTCTTCATCAAGTTTGCTAGCTACGACAGATGAAATCTTTTCCACAAAAGGAATTAATTCCAGTGCCGAAGCTTTCTTCTGAAGGATGGATATTACTATCCATGCTTTAGTCATAGATTCTATCCATTTTGTCCTAAGACGTCTTGGATATCCTCTATTACTAAAGTACTCATCAAGGGATTCAATGCAGTCAGAAGCCGAAAACCACCCTTTACTAATAGCATTATCTAGAACCTGAATTTGACCGACAAGTCGGTTTCTTTCAGACCATAGTCCTGCTATAGGGAAAGGGCTTATGTCATGTCCACACCAATGAATTCGCTTTGCAAATTCAAAGAAATGTGGGCTGACATGGGTCTTCTCTTTCGACCAGTGAACTCCAAGAGTACGAATTAGTCGACAGTATTCCTTTGCAATTAGATGATCACCTATTACTAGGTCATCACCTAACATTGCATAAGGAGCTGTCTTCCAACTTATACCCTTGTTTTTACAAGCCTTCCACATCACAAAGTGGTGTGCTAGGGTTGTAGAGTTCCAGGATGAATAAGCACCCATTGGATTACCTACAGAATAGTGAATTAATTCACCATCCTGTGTGGTAAACTGTTGGGTCATTATCTGAAGCCAAGAATTGGCCCATAAGGGCCCAATTCTTTCTTCAAGTAAATCTTTATTTACTTGTATAGGAAATCTATCAGTAAAGGCCGTAAGGTCTATACTGTAGTATACCTTAGAATTAGATAAAGAGCTTAAATATCCCGTCTGATCAAAAGTAAAGTCCTGAGGAATCTTCTTTAGAGCCTTAAACAAATATTTATGTAAAGGAATTAAAGAAGTTTGGGAGAAGTAATCAAAAATAGCTACTTCTCTTGTTTTCCCTTCTCTATCTGAGAAGTAGATTAACTTTCTAGTTAATCCCTTCTCTTTAATAGAGAAGTAATTCGTTAGTATCTCAGAATACTTTAAAAGTAATTTTATGTACGAGGTCAATTTCTGACCTCCTAGGTTCATAATACAACATAATGTATTTGAATCAATGGAGATTAGATCTTGAAAACTTGTCCATAATGCAGGCCCATTTGGACCCGCTTTACTACTTTTATGGTAATTCCGAAAGTCTAATGACTTACCAGGCTTTAACTTCTTCGAGTAACCTAAATCTGACCAAAACTGTTCAAAGTCACTAGACTTAAAAGGGTACTCCTTCATTATTGAAGGGCCCTTTATTGTCT